AGTAGAATGGTAATGATTAGTTTACGTGTCCGATTAGCCACGCTCCGCCTTTCCCTCCCCGCCCCCTCCGCCCGTCCAAAGTTAGTCGCATCTAACAATGTTTTACACGCCATCCTTTGAACCTAATTAATATTGTGCGAACAACGTTGTAACCGCAACGGTTTACGCATCCAGGCTGGCGCATAGCATAAGCTCGGGCCTGTTTTCAGCCCCTATTGACCAGGCCGCCGTTCTTACTCTGCGTTGCGGGACCGGGTGGACCCCCCGGTCGGGGGGGTGATCCACGCGCGCGCTTACCTCCTTACGCAAACAGAATGTGTGTGCCCCCCTTTTTTAAAACACCTCTCAATCCCCTCTCTCGCTCCATCACAGATCTTACTCTGTTTGCCCCGTATCTGCGTTCTGAGGCGTTTTCCATGTCCTTGAGGCTGGTGATACCTCCCCTTGTATTGTAGCTGTAGAAGCCCTGCTTGACAGATATGACGGTTTGTTGTTAGATACGTGTCACCCATGAACAAGATGAAGAGTTCCCACATTGAAATACACCCCTGCGAGAACGGTTGGATTGTGACTGCGTATGATCCGATGAGGATATGGGCATTTGAGTCTGTGTCCCATGTCGCTGACTTTGTGAAGGAGTTCTTTTCGCAGCAGGAGGAGAGTAGTGATGAAGGTTAAGTCTGAGAAAACTGAGAGGGTAATTATCGAGATGGACGGGCCGGAGGCTCGTTCCATCCGTGATTGGCTGACTGCCCAGGCTGACGCCCAGCCTCCTCACTCTCCGGTGAGTCGGCTGCGGGTTAAACTGACTAATGCAATGGCTGAGTGATATGAGTGAAGAACAGGAAGACTATCAATGCTTCTTTTGCGAGCACGGGGCTGATCGTGCGTGCGGCGAGAAGTCAACTAATGGCGTGGCGTGCGACATGCCCGCTGGTCATGCTGGGCGTCATGTGAGTTGTCACAACAACTGGCACGCTGCAGTGATTTGGAACACGGGCGGCAAGCCTGTGGTGTCCTACCGGCACCGCAAGGGCAAGGGGAAGAATGCTGAGAGGTTGTATCGCTTGGCGAAGGCCAATCAGGCTGCTGGGACTGGGGCTGATAAGCAGCGGGTTCAGAACGAGGCCGCGACTGACATGCTCAACGAGCTTGAGGTTGATGGGGCTGCTGCCGAGGTGTTCAAGGAGCTTTGTAGGGCTACGCAGTATAACCCGATCCTGGAGGTCATCAACGCCCTGAAGAACAAGGCAAAGGGCGGTACTCAGGGCATCTCGCCTTCCAAGAGGCTCGATGCGAACATGAAGCTGATGGAATATCTGGTTCCGAAGCCGAAGGCGCAGGATGTGAGCAAGAAGGAGGATACTGGCATTACGGTGAACATCAACGATGGGGAGGTGAAATGAAGAAGGTTGACGAGAAGCTTGTTAAGGCAGTTGAGCGAATTGCGGACTCTTTGTCCCGGCTTGAGGGCATGATTGGCGAACTGATCGAGTGTGAGGAGTGTGACTGCGACGAACCCTGCGGCTATCACGAGCTGTCTGAGGGAGAAGAAATCAGGAAGGGTGATTGGTATTTCAATGAGTCAAAAGAAAGGTGCCCAATTGTCTTGGATTTGGGAGGGCCATACATCAGGGACTACTTTGAATTTTCCATCTACCGTGATGTTCCGAGTTCCTGACTGTCATGCCTGAATTTTCCCTGCCATATCAGTGGGCTCCGCGAGAGTATCAGAAGCCCCTCTGGAACTACTTCATGTCGCCTGGGACGGGCAAGCGCGCCTCAATCTTCTGGCATCGCCGCGCTGGTAAGGATTTGTTCGCCATGAACCTAATTTCAGTGATGGCGCACAAGCGGGTTGGAGCTTACTGGCATATCTTTCCGCAGAACAAGCAGGGCAAGCGTATTGCGTGGAATGGGCGAACTGGCGGCATCATAGACCCTGTGACGCATGAAGTGAAGGAGCAGGGGCGCCCATTTCTCAGCTACCTTGGCGGGCCGCGAGATCCGAAGACCAAGAAGCCGGTCCTTCAAGAGAAGTACAACGACCAGGAGATGACCTACGTCTTCAAGAATGGTTCGATGTATCAGGTGCTTGGTGCGGACTCCGACTCACTGGTCGGCGGCAATCCCGTTGGGATTGTTTTCTCTGAGTGGGCTTTGATCCCCAAGAAAACATGGGAGTATTTGTCGCCTATCCTTGCGGAGAATGGCGGCTGGGCTTTGTTCATCACTACGCCTCGCGGCAAGAATCACGCCTACGACATGCATGAGATGGCGAAGGACAACGACAATTGGTTCCGCGAGACATTGATTGCCGGAGATCAGGGCACACGCGATGAGGCGGGCAATCCGGTGGTGCCAGATTCCTTTATTGAGCAGGCCAAGATGGATGGCATGGAAGAGGAGCGCATCCGATCCGAGTTCTACTGCGATACCGAGGCTCCTGTGAGCGGGGCATACTATGGTCGTCAGATGATGGAGGCTTCGGATCAAGGGCGCGTGACGGATGTTCCATGGATGCCGCAACTGCCGGTCTACACCTCATGGGACTTGGGCGCGAATGATGCGACTGCCATTTGGTTTTTTCAGCGGGCGCAGGGGGCAATCCATGTTATTGACTACATTGAGGAGCGCGACCAACCGTTGAACTACTACATCAAGTTGGTGCGTGAGCGGCCCTACACCTACGAGGCGCACTATGCGCCGCACGACATTGAGAAGCGTGAGATCACCTCTGCCGAGGCGCGCATTGTCACTGCTGCCAAGATGGGCATCAGGTTTACGCCTATTCCGTTCCTCTCAGTGCGTGAGCGCATTGATGCTGCGCGCAACCTGATCCCGGTCTGCCGCTTTGATGCGACCAAGTGCGGTCCTGGCATTGAGGCATTGCGCAGCTATACCAAGAAGTGGAACGATAAGGATGACACCTACATGAACGTTCCAAAGCACGACTGGGCGAGTAACGGGGCTGACGCCTTCGGCTACTTTGCTTTGGCTGCTGGGCCGGAGCCTGATACGAGAAACAAAACTAACTACAAGGGCAGTCCGATTATGGACAGCTTTGACTACCTTGCGTGAGCGCCATTGAGCAGTCCATCGCAATGTGGCCGTCTCCAGAGGTATTCTGGAATGATGTTCGCAAGTGGGGCGAGATGGGCTGCTACGTCCACATTCGCCCAGACTTCTGCGTCTGCGCCAAGGATGTCGAAGGGCGGGGTTGGTATATCTACCTTGCCGTTGGCGACATGGAGCGCATGCTTCGCCAGCTTCCCTACGAGCTTGAATTCATAGGATGGGACCGGGAGTTGCGGGGCTGCCGCAATCCGAGATATTACCCACTGAAGAAATTGCTTGCCAAATGTGGGATTTCGTCCATTCCTTCATACTAGATGACATCTAGTGCCCCGAAGCCACCGGCTCCACCCAAGCCGCCTGCACCCGAAGGTGCGGGGGCGACTGTGCGTGCGCAAGAAGCCCAACGCAGGCGAAAAGGACGTAAGTCCACAATCCTTGGCGGGTTATCTCCGAGTGCTGGCGCTGAGAACACCTTCCTGAAATCAATCCTTGGCGGTTAATGACAGACGAAAAGGCAAAGCAGGTTCTGTCCCGCCTCGATGAACTCAAGGCGGCGCGGAACACCATAGACTCCGAGTTCCAGAAGATTGTGGACTACGTTCGCCCAGAGGGGGCTGACTTCTCCACTCGGGACGAGAAGGGCCGCGCCCAGATCAACCGCTCTGACAAGATTTACGATTCGACCGCCCGCGATTCCGTTGTCACCTTTGCTGGGGGCATCGAGTCCAACTTGACCAATCCGGTTGAGCGTTGGTTCTCTGTCCGCATCGAGGGAGTTGACGACGAGCAGTTAGACCACGAGGCTCTGCTTTGGCTGGACAATGTCACCGACATCGTTTACTCGCAGTTTAACCGCCCGGAGGGCGGATTCTATACAGCGGTTGGCGAGGCATATACAGACCTTGGCAGCTACGGCACCGACGTTATTGGCTCCGAGTGGGACGGCAACGGCGTTGTCTATCGCTCCTACCCACTGGGCAACTGCTGGCTCGACGAGGGCGCAGACCAGTTGGTGGACACCAATTTCCGCGAGATCGAGATGACCAAGCGGCAAATCGAGCAACGATTTGGCCGCTACGGGATGGTTCCCGACTCGATCATGCGAGAGAAGGATTCCACGAGACGCTTCGTGGTTGTCCATGCAGTCTATCCCCGATCCGATGCAGCGGGCAGTCGGGCTATCAATAAACGCTATGCCTCATGCTGGGTTTGCGCAGATACCAAGTCTGTGCTCCATGAATCTGGCTACGACAGCTTTCCATACGCGGTTTCGCGTTGGGCAAAGCGGGCGGGGCAGGTTTATGGGTTTAGCCCCGCCCGCATTTGTCTTCCCGACATCCTCATGGTCAATCGCTTTCAGCAGCAGATTCTGAAGCGGGCCATGAAGGTGACATCCCCTCCCCTGTTGGTTCCCAACTCGGGCTATGTCCTGCCGATCAATACCTCGCCCGACGGCGTCACCTTCCATGACGCCTTCAGTGGGCAGAACGAGGTGCGCGAGCTTTACCAGAACGTGCGCCAAGACCTTGGCATTTCCCTTGAGATGCTGACCGATGTCCGCAACTCCATTCGCAAGTGCTTCCATGTTGACTTGTTTGAGCTTGGCAAGAACAACATTGAGATGAAGGCAACCGAGGTGATTGAGCGCAGGAATGAGAAGCTGCGCCAATTGGCTCCCATGATCGGGCGGCAGACCAAGGAGAAGCTTGACCCGATTGTCTCCCGCACCTACGAGCTTTTGAACGCGCATGATCGCATCCCAGATGCCCCGTCTGCGCTTCAGGGCACACGCTTGCGCGTGCGCTACCAATCTCCCGCCGCAGCCGCACAATTCAGCGTCAGGGCTGATTCAATGCGTGGATACACAGAGGATCTAGTCGCGCTTGCGCAGGCATATCCTGACATTCTGGACAAGATCGACCCTGACGCGCTGTCGGCTGAACTTGCTAGGGCGAGGCAGGTTCCGACCGCGATTCTGCGCCCCAGCGAAGAGGTTGAAGAAATTCGCGCCCAAAAACAGCAGAGCCAGCAGATGCAAGAGATGGCCCAGGCGGCGCAGCCAGCGGCTAGTGCAATCAAAGACATTGCACAGGCGCAGGCGATTTCCCAATGAAAACCCTAAAGCAACTAAAAACCCATACGGAGCGGAATTGCCATTCGGTGCTGATTGCCGCTGTAGCCAACCCCTCGGGGAATACTGTCGTTATCGGGCCATTTGCCAACGCGAAGGAGATGGACCGCGCTATTTTGCGCTCGGAGTATCCCGTTAACAAAGTCGAAGGCCCTTATCAGGTGCTGATTCCCTACCCCGAAGGAGCCGTAAAGCCGAAGGCGACTGATGAACTGGCAGCAGTTGATCAATAAGACTCTCGGCAAAAACCGCTCGTTCCAGGCTGTATTCAAAACCCCGGAGGGGCAAGAAGTGCTGCAACACATCGCTAAGATGGGCTTTGTGTTCCAACCTTCGATGGATACCAGGGGCTTGACAGAGTTCAACGAGGGTCGGCGCAGTCTTGCGCTGGACATCCTCGCGCTCTGCAACAAGGACGAAGCGGCCATACTTGAAATGCTGAAAACCCACCAACAGGAAGAAACCCAATGAGCGACGACAACGACACACCATTTGTTGAGACACTGCCCGAGGAATACCGCGACAATGCGGTGTTCTCGTCCTACAAGGACATGGGTGGGCTTCTCAAGAGCCACGTTGAACTGAACAAGATGCTCGGTAAGCCCCGAGTGGATCTGCCTCAAGACGACTGGAAGGACGAGGACTACGACAAGTTCTACTCTAAACTGGGCAGGCCCGAGAAGGCTGAAGCCTACGCCGAAGGGCTGGAACTGCCCGAAGGCGTGGAGCTTGACCAGGATCAAGTCAAGTGGGCGACTGACCAGTTCCACAAGCTGGGCATCTCCGACAAGGCTGGCAAGCAGCTTCTGAAGGACTACATCACCCGTCAAATTGAGCAGGATCAAGCCACGCAGAGCAGCAAGGCGCAATTTGCCGAAGAGGCGACCGCCGCGCTGAAAGCCGAGTGGGGCGACAACTACGACACTCAGATGGAGTTGGTTAAGGGTATTGCGAGCAAATTTGGTGACGATGCGTTTTTCGAGTTGCTGAATAATTCTGAGTTCGGTAACAACCCCGCCCTTGTGAAGTTCATCGCCAACGTCGGCGAGGAGTTCAAGGAGGATGTCGTTGGAGGTTCATCTGGCGCGCCCTCTGTGAGTCCGCAGGCTCGCGCCAAGTTGCAACTTGAACAGAATCGACAAGACCGTGAAAAGGTGCGACTTTTGACCACGCCGCTTTACAACCTGCGCGAGGACGAGCAAGTTGCGGCAAAGGCGTTGCGAGCCGAGAACGAGAACCTGTATCGCCTCGCTTACAAGGATTAGGGAGCCCCTTCTCCCTTGCCCCGCCTCGGGTTTTCTTTGTTTTTACCGAGGCGGGGCATTTTTGTTGCTTGACCAATTCCTGAATACTTGTTACGCATCATCATATCTGGACAACTTGACACGTCGAGCCCAGTGACAGCGGGGAAAGCCCCGCCTTCCAGCAGCGGAGAAAAGCTGTTATGGGAGAGTCCGCATTTGTGGGTAGCTCAACCGATCCGAAACGATTGCAAGAGAAAGGCTACCTACAATGTCTTCAGAAATTAGCACCTCCTTTAAGCAGTCTTACCACGACATGCTGGAGATCGGCCTGCAACAGCAGGGCTCCCGATTGCGCCCAGCGGTTCGTGTTGAGTCTGTAAATGCGAAGTATGGTTACTTCGACCGGGTCAACAGCGTTTCCGCTGTTGAGAAAACCTCCCGCCACGCGCCCACCCCGCAGATTGACACCCCGCACGTTCGTCGGCGTGTTGATATGCGCGACTTCCACTTTGCCGACATGATCGACAAACAGGATGTCATCCGCGCTACGGCCAACCCTGAATCGGCCTACGTCCAGAATGCGATTTACTCGCTCGGACGCGAGATGGACAATCAAGTCATCTCGGCTGCCTTCGGAACGGCCTATGAGGGCGAGACTGGCGGAACTTCCACCACGTTCCCGACCGCGACTCAACAGATCGCGCACGGTTCGGCTGGAATGACCGTTGCCAAGCTTCGGGCAGCAAAGAAGATCCTCGACTCCAACGAGGTTGGTGATGAGCCCCGCTTCATCGCCTGCACGGCCCAACAGATCGATGATCTGCTGGGCACGACTGAGGTCACTAGCACTGACTACAACTCCGTCAAGGCGTTGGTTCAGGGCAAAGTGAATACGTTCCTCGGCTTCACGTTCATTCGGACTGAGCTGATTGACATTTCGGGCTCTACCCGCTCCTGCATTGCCTGGTCGCGTAGCGGTCTGCTCTTGGGTGTCGGCATCGACATCGAGACGGACATCAGCGTTCGGAATGACATGAGCAACGCCATCCAAGTGTATGCACGCGCCACCTTCGGCGCGACCCGCATGTATGAGGAGAAGGTCGTGGAAATTCAATGCACCGAATCCTAAACGAGAAAGGACTGACAGATGGCTACTTACAATTCTGAACAGTTGGCCGCTTTTGTCGCCCCGAATTACGGGCCGCAGGAGCGGAATCGTGCGGACGCGCTTCGCCGCGAGTCGTGGACCTACAACACGACCGATGACCCGACCAGCGCAATTGCTGAATTGGACACCATTCGCTTGGTGCTGCTCCCGAAAGGGGCGCGCATCTGGGGCGGAAAGTTGTTCTTTGAGGCGATTGGCTCCAACCAGGTCGTTGACTTCGGCCTTGAAGGAGCGGACGGCGACGGCACGTACGACGGGACCAATTCCGATGACCCCGACTTTTTCACCACGGCGCAGGTTGCTGTTGCGGCCGCTGGCGAAGCTGAGTTCGGCGTCTTGCAGGAAGACAATCCCGGCTACGAGTTGGTGAAGGACTGCTACCTGACAATGACCCATGAGGACACTGTCAGCACCAACGCGCCTGCTTCCGACAAGGACATCGACGGTTACGTTGACATTTCGTAACACTCAATCCCCTGCCGGGGCATAACAGCCCCGGCAGGGCTTTTCTATGGCAACTCAAGTCACGATCAGCAATTTGGCCCTGATGAATCTCGGGGCTCCTACCATTACGCGGATCGAGGCTGAGACTGCCTCTGGCCGCGCTGTTCGCGCAGGCTGGGACGTTTGCCTTGAGGCGTTCCTATGTATGCACCCGTGGACGTTTGCCACGACCAGGACAACGACCTCGCCTACGGCAAACACGCCCGACCACAATTACACCTACGAGCACGCATTCCCATCAGATGCGATTTACGTGTTTCCTCCGGGGCAGGGCACGCAGCCCTACGACGATTACAAGATCGAGGGACGCACCATACTTTCCAACTCTGACACCCTCTACATCCGCTACATCCAGAACGATGTGTCGGTGTCAGACATTCCGCCATTGGCGGCAAACGCACTTGCAATCTACCTCGCTTGGTGGATGTGCATGGCATTGATTCAGGGCAACACTGGGCGCAGGGAGAAGGAGCGCCTTTGGAACGACTTTGAAAAAGCCCTGGCGAAGGCGAGACACGCCGACTCCGGTCAGATTGCCGGACTAAGCGCAACCAGCTTTGCGCTGGAAGATGCCCGCAGTGGCGGCGTTGACACAGTGCGTGGCCTGACCTAATGGGACGCTCACACACACTCCAAACAAACTTTACAGCAGGCGAGCTTTCGCCGCTGCTGCGCGCTCGCGAGGACATCCAGAAGTATTTCAACGGCGCGGAGAAGTTGGAGAACTTCATCGTCAAGCCGCAAGGCGGCGCGTTTCGCCGCTCTGGGACGCAGATGATCCTTGAAACTAAGGACACTGACATCGTCGGTTGGAATTCAAGTTCTGCAAAAGTGAGATTGGTTGAGTTTGAGTTCTCCACGACTCAGGCATACATCCTTGAGTTGGGCAACCTCTACGCCCGCGTTTACAAGCAGAGCGGGGTTGTCACGTCCACGAATGAAACCATCAGCGGAGTGACGCAGGCCAATCCTGCTGTTGTCACTGCGACTGGACACAGCCTGTCCAACGGGGACCATGTCGTAATCAGCGGAATCGTCGGGATGACGGAACTCAACGGGCGCAGGTTTGAGGTTGCTAACAAAACGACTAACACCTTTGAGCTTCTTGGTGAAGATTCGACTAGCCACACCGCCTACTCGTCTGGTGGAGACGCGGACCTTGTCTACGAATTCACAACCCCTTGGGCGACTGCCGATCTTGACGACCTGTATTTCACTCAGAGTGCGGATGTTCTCTATGTTGCACACCCAGATTACGAGCCGAGGAAGATCACGCGAACCGCCGACACCACATGGACAGTGTCTACATTCGATGGCGAAAAGGGGCCGTATCTCAGCATTAACTCTGGGGACACGTCGTTTAGGCTTGCCACACTTTTGACAGTGAGCGGGATTACTCAAGCCAATCCTGCGGTTGTCACAACTTCGTCCGCACACGGCCTTGAAACTGGAGACATCGTCAGGTTATACGATGTCGGCGGCATGACAGAGGTAAATGACGCAGGCTATACGATCACTGTTGTCTCAACCACCACGTTTTCACTGGACGGCATTGACTCCACTGGCTATACCGCATACACCTCTGGAGGAACTGCTGACGTGGGCAAGGTGTCGGATACTGCCACGGTTACTAGTAACAATGACATTTTCGTCTCTGGGGACGTTGGCAAATATATTGAGTATTCTAACGGAAATGGAGTGTGGGGACTCGGAAGAATTACAGAATACACAAGCGGAACTGAAGTAACAATTGAGCCTCAGAAAGTGTATGAGCAGCCAGCGGGAACTTATTATTACATAGGTTATGATGGGGGAGTTGGAGGACCGCGTTTGTTGTCGCCATACTCTAACGTCTTTGACTATGATGACGTTGGGCGGCACGCCAGAGCAAATGATATTTCGTCTTCATCAACAGGGTGGTGGAGAATTGACCTTTTAAAAGAAGACGATTCATCATCAACGCGGGCAGGCGGAGTAACTGCGATTACTCTTGCGTCTGGCTACACTATTGGAGAAGACCGATGCACGATTTCCAATAGGAGCATTACTGCAACTCTTATTGCGTCATCTGGGACATTCGCCAGCACAGACGTTGGACGCTGGGTTAGAATGCAATACGGAACTGATTGGGTGGATTGCAAAATCACTGCATACACCGACTCAACGCACGTTACTGTTTCAATTTCGGAAGACACAGAAATCCCGAAAGATCCAGAAAACAACACCAAGCTTCTCAACGATGGGGAAACTGTGTTTTGGCGGCTTGGTGCATGGTCTGACACCACTGGTTGGCCTTCTGTTGTTTCTTTTCATCAGCAGCGTCTGTGGTTTGCCAGCACCAACGACAACCCTGACACCCTGTGGAGTAGCAAAGTAGACGACTACGCCAACTTCCAGCCAACCGATCCAGACGGGACAGTGTTGGACGACTCCGCGATTACCGTCACAATCGCGAGCAACCAGGTAAACGCCATCAAGTGGGTAGAAAGCGGCCCGGTCCTTCTGATCGGGACACTGAGCGGGGAGTATCAGATGCGTGCGGCGAGCACGATCAATGAGCCGCTGACTCCGAGCAACGTTGATGTCAAGACGCAGACAAGCAATGGAACACTGGCAAGCCACATGCCCCAGCGCGTTGGTTCGGCTGTGCTGTTCATCCAGCGGGCGGGGCGTGAGGTGCATGACATGCGCTACTCGTTTGAGGCCGACAGCTTTGTGAGCCGTGACCTAAACATCACGTCGGAGCACATTCTTCGCGATCAAACGCAGGCAAACAGACTGCGTTACCAGAAGAACCCCAATTCCGTAGTGTGGGTACTCACTGAGACTGGCGACCTTATCACCCTGACCTACGAGGCAGACCAGGATATCTATGCGTGGTCAAGGCAGAAGATTGGCGGGACTGGGGTAGTTGAGTCTATCGCGTCCATCCCGTCGTCCGCAGGGACTGAAGATGAGATTTGGATGGTGGTGAAGCGCACCATCAACACGAAGACAGTTCGCTACATTGAGAAGTTGCTGCCCGACTTCAATCCTGCGTCCGCCACTGACAAGGACGAGATGAAGTTTGTAGACTCCATGCTGTCGGGCTCGGCAACATCCACTACGGTTCGCGGGCTTAACCACCTTGAAGGTGAGTCCTTGCAGGTCTTGGTTGACGGGGAGTATGTGGGCGACAAAACCGTGTCGTCCGGGGCAATCACGCTGGATGACACAGGGACGACTGTTATTGCAGGTTTGCAATTTATCAGTAAGGTTAAGAGTATGCCACTTGCGCCACGCGGCGACTGGGGAAGTTCTGGCGGGAGCGTGAAGAGAGTCCCAAAGGGATACATACACGTTCTTAACAGTCTTGGGCATCGTTACGGAGCAAGCGAGTCGGACCTAATTCAGGACGACTACCGAGAAGAAGATGATGACATGGATCAGGCTCCAAACCTCTTCACGGGGTGGAAAGAGTTCAACATTTATGGCGACGACGATTTGGACAACGACCTAGATTATGAGGGTCAGGTTTGGATTCAGCAGCAGCAGCCTCACCCGCTGAACATACTTGCGATGGTCTTGGTGGTGGAGAATTCAGAATGATAACGCTTGAGGCATTGACAACTCAGCATGTGCGGGACTGCTTTCGGAGCGGATTGCTCTTGAAGGAGATTGCCGACAGGCTCGTTGTCATCCCCCCCGGCAAACACGCCGCCCTGCGCAACGGATCGATGCTGGCTATCGGCGGCATCACGCAGGTATGGACCGGGGTTGGCATTGCTTGGCTAACAGTGTTTCCGGCTGCGAAGAAGCACCCTCACGCGCTGATGAATGCCGCCTTTGAGATGCTGCACAATGCAGCCGAAAATCTGCGACTACATCGAGTCCACGCCGAAATCAAGGCAAGCGACAAGAAGGCCAAACGGGTGGCAAAAATGCTTGGCTTTGACTACGAATCGACACTAAAGAAATACGGTCCCGACGCGACCGATTACCACATGATGACATGGCATCTTTAACTGCATTAGGGGTAGCGGCGGTAGCAGCCTCTACAGTATCAACCGGGCTTGGAGTCTATTCTGCCGTGCAGTCTGGGGCGGCACAGAAGGACGCCGCCGAGTTCAACGCTGCCGTTGCGCGCAATGATGCCATCGCGGCGCAGCAGCAGGCCGCGTCTGAGTCCCGCCAGTTGTCACGGCGGAACAGATTGCGTGCCGCCACTAGGCGGGCACGCTTCGCGGCTAGTGGGATCGAGTTGTCCGGTTCTGCCGAGGATGTGATGTTTGACTCTGCGGTCCAGGATGAGCTTGATCGTCAGAACGCCATCTATCGCGGGGAGCTTCGCGCAAAACGCTCCAAGGCCGAGGCTGGATTGCAGGAGGCGATGGGGCGCAACGCAGTGACATCGTCTTACCTAAACGCGGCCGGGACATTTTTAGGCGGCGTCGGGCAGGGGTTAAGCATCGCTTCAAATCCAAGCTTTCGTAGAAGTGGTGGATCTTCGCGAGGCGCAGCAAGCGCGGGCGGGTCATATGTAACTCCCGGAGTAAGTCAATCACAATATTGGGCTTCACCATAATATGCCACCCGTAAGAACATCCACAGCAGCCCCGCTTCAGGTGGCTGGATCAACAGGGCCGAGGGCGTCAGCAGCGTCATTCGCTCCAAGCTTTGCTGGGGCGGCACAGGGGTTGTCACAGGTTCCTGGTGCGCTGGCTGCGGTTGCAGGGGCGCGGAAGCAACGCGAGGCTGCCGGGGCTGAATTTGCGCGGGAGCAGGCGATCAATGCCAAGAAGAAGTTTGAGGCTGACCAGAAGTTCAGGCAGACCGAAGCCGCGAATGATCTCGATGCTTGGCGCAGGGATTGGTCATCCAACAAGGACAGTCTGAACCTGTCGCCAGAGGACGCCGAGGCCCAGATGGAGAAGGCTATCTCCGAGACCGTGGCAAAGCGTGGGTTGACAGGCGACTTTGAACGCGACTTCCGAGGCAAGTCTGGAGGCTGGAAAAACTCCATGATGGAGGACTTTGAGGTTGGGCGAGAGAACAAGCGGATTGATGATGCGAGCCTTCGGCTCACTCAGGCGGTCAATGAGGCGAATCAGCGATTCTTCAACACGGGTGACAGTGAGTTCTTAGTTGGGTCACGGGATGACCTCCACCGAAATGTGGACAACCTGTTTGAAGGGATGCCGGTGCGCATCCAGAAGCAGAAGGCTGCTATCGACACGGTTGTCGCCAAATCCCTGATTTCGGTTGATCCAGAGATTGGGGAGCAGTTTGTCCGAGAGTCCAAGTATATTGACCCGGTCACCCGAGAGAACATGCTTGAGGCCGCGAAAAATGCTTTCACTGCCTACAATTACCAGGAGCGTCTGGACATGGACGCATTGGCAGACAAGCACGTTGGCGAGGTTCTGAACGGGAAGCCTGTTAATCGGCTCACAGAGGACGCCTTTAAGATGGTATTCAATGACCGTGAGGGGGCTGCCAAGTTTGCTGCCTATGAGCGCAAGATGGACATTAACGAGATGGCCGCTGGCGTGATCGGGGTTTACTCTGGAACCAATGCTGCAAGCATTTCAGAGGTGGTCAAAAAGGCTGCCAACTCCAAAGACCCGAAGGTGGGGGCTGCCATGAAGATTGCCGCCGATCACTTGGCTAAGGAGGCGAATGGGATGCGGACCAATCCGGTAAGATACCAAAACAACGGTCTGCCTGCTTTGGTTGAGGCGAATGCGACACTGATACAGGCTGCCCAGGCCCACGATGCCAATCCAACCGAGGCAAGCATGATTGCTTTACAGGCCGCTCAGACCGAGGTCAATGACATCAGGTTGAGTTACCAAGGAATGGGCGATAGTCCATACCACCTCAACCTGTCTTCGCATCTGCATTCACTTTTGGAGAACAGCGAAGCAAAACAGTATGCGGACGACATCTTAAATGCAAATCCGGCTGATGTTCTTGATAAATGGAAGGAGATCATGGCGTCTTATCCAGACGAGAAGCATCAATGGATTGTTTTTGAGGACATCGCTGCGCAGGGCTTAAAGTTTGAGCATATAATGTCCTTCTTTGTGAAGGACGAACACTTTGCACACACATTTATTTCTGCGCAACGTCTTGGAGCGGATCAGAAGTCAGTTTTGACGGATGATAAGCGCGCTCAATTTGCATCTGTTCTTCGGGAAAACCCCATGTATCAGGCTTGGGTGCAGGCGTCTGATGATGCCGGGGCTAGGCCCGAGTATGTTGTTGCCGGGGCAAACTCTCTAATAAACTACGCCGAAGAAATTAACCGCCGAGGCGAGGCTGACATGGATGAGGCAATAAAGATCGCAGTCGAGAACGTTTTTGGCTGGATGCACGTCTTTGACACAGGCGATGGAACAGTTGCGCTTGATACGAGAAAGGTTCTGCCCGAGTCAATTGAAGCGCTGGAGGAATTTCTGCCGGACGCATTGAGCGTCCTTGACCTGAAGGACATCAACCCGGTGCAATTTGAGATGGTTACTGAAGGGTTCAACATTAAGGACCGCGAGAGGTACATACAGGATGTTCTTTCCGTGCAGGGCCAAGTGTGGCTTGCAATGGACCGCGACGGCAAAAGCGTCGTCTTGATGGGGCGGGAAGGACCAGGGGGAGATCAGTTTGTCATCAATGACAAAGACGGAAACCCTTACCGAATCCATGTTGATGATCCGCCGGTGAGGACTCCGTTTAGGCCCGGGACACCTTGGAGGGAACCCCTGCGAGCCAACAGATTTGGCGACCCAAGCACGCGCTCAAATTGGCCGTTTGCTGCGCCTGCCGCACGAATAGGGCCGACCATGCAGCAGATGCAAGAGTCTGCGAAGACCATTGAGCAAGTGTACTAATGATAGGAATCCCGTCAGTAGCAAAAAGCGAAGGGCGATTCGTGAGGCCGCGCCTCCCGTTTTCATCCGTTGCGGGCGCGGCTTTTAAGCAGGGCTTTCACGACACATTCTTTAATGTTATCCAGGAGAATGTTGAGGAATCTATCTACAATGAGGGCTTGATGCTCACGCCTGAAGAGGCGAACAATCGTTATAGTCTTCCTGGTCTTGAGTTTAATGAGCCTATCAGGGAGGGTCTTGCCGCGCTGAAGTTTCGCCGCAAGCAATCGGAGATTGCGAGGCAGACGGTAATGCAGCAGGGGACCAATGGGCTGCTATCCTTGCGTGGGGTCGGCTCTATGGCTACTTCCATCATTGCTAACAACTTGAGCCCGATTGACTTTGCGTTCAATTTTGCGCCAATCGCTGGGGCTACAAGGTATGGCCGCGCAAGTAGCCTGATGTCGAAGGCTGCGTCAAGGGGCGTCAAAAAGCTCGGCGGATTAGGCAAGCCCGTATCCAAGGTGTCGATGCCCGCGTTTCACAGGATGGTGTCAGCCGGAATTGACGCCTCAGTTGGCAACCTTGTTCTTGAAGTGCCGCTATATTTGCAGAACGAGAAGGACCAGACCCGCCATACGCTGGGCGACGTTGCGCTCAATGTTGGGCTTGGTGGCATGTTCGGCATGGGGTTGAGCGGTCTAGGCACAATGATGCGTGGGGCTGCTCGCAAGTGGGCGGCAGCCAGTTCTTCAACCAAGGCCAAAGCAATCCAGGCGCATTTCAACGAGGCGAAGGCTGACGAGGCTGCTAGGATCGCAGACGAGGTCTTGGAGTCTGATCCTAATGTGATTCGTCAGCGGGTAATCAGGGAGCGGGCGCAAGTTGCGTTGACTGAAGCAATCCGCGAGGCTGAATCCGAGGTTCCCTACATGGAGGCCGCGTTTCGGACCAAGTTAATCATTGATTCCGGCGTGAAAACCGGAGCCGAGGACATTGTAGATATAGCCAAGAGAAACTTGGATAATCTCAAGCGCCATTCCCCTGTCAAGCACAAGGCTGTATCAGAGGCGTTGCCTATTGCGGAGACCGGCGATGACATAGCCTTAGATACGCTTGCTAGAGCATTGGGTGTTATTTACGACCCTGGTTCCACGGGAAGGATTCCTAAAGACTTTGCCGACAAATGGGTTACAAACCCAGTCTTCAAGGCCAAGCAGAAGGGTGAGATATTTAAGAGAAGGGGAGAGACGGCTGCGCCCGAGATCGAGAACCAGGTCAAGCGAGAGGTCTTGGCCGAGCGCATTCGCCTTGTTCAACGATCTTATCGGGAGGCGTTGGAGAAGATGAAGGCGAATGATACCAAGGCGCGGCGAGTAGCTCAAGAACTCGACGCCAATGCTGAACCTTCCAAACCTTTGCGCCCACAGGACGATGTGCGCGGGCAGGCTGCCGATGAGGCTACGCTGACAGAGGACATCAACAGCATTACTGAAGCTATGGGCGACACCGCAGAATCTGTAAAGAAGAACTTCAACCAAGGCCCCGATGAGAAAGGTATACAAGCTGGACTCGACTGCCTGATTAAAAATGCCTAAGCCCAATTGTGCATCCGCTCTAGTGCGAGCCGCGTCTCACGAAGACATTACCCGTGAGAAAGCGGAAGAAATTCTGTCCGAGATCAAGAATCTCGCCAAACAGAAGCAGGAGGCGCGTGGGCTGACGCGTAAACAGGCTTTATACGAGGCAGGCAAGGAATACCTTGGGGATGCCCGTCTTGAGGCGTTAGTAGAGAACCGCAACAAGTTGCTCCAAAAAGCTGCTGAGGATGGCACGCTGCAACAGATTCAGCGGTTTGACTCCATTGCTGGCGGGCTGGAAGCCCGCCTTAAGAAGTCCTACACCAAGGAGGCCGGTCAGGCAGGTGTTGAGGGCGGTGATCGCAGTGTTGAGTATGACGCCGAGGCGATTGCGGCGGAAGGCTTTGGTAGGCTGGCAGCAAGGCTTGAGGCTGCCGGGTTGTCCCGCGAATTCCAGCGAGGTGAGATTGATGAGTTGATTATGATCGAGTTGGAGCAGTTGACCATTAATGGTGGAAAGCCTGGGGTCACCGGGAACGCTGCCGCCAAGAAGATTGCATCTGCCGTGCATCCAATCCTCGATGGACTGGTTGACATGAAAAACCGCAACGGGGCTTGGATCAAGAAGATGAAGGGCTACACCGTGCGGCAGACTCACGATAAGCACTTGATTCGCCTTTTGGGTGGTAAGGACTTCAACGCTGATGGTCACCGTGAAAAATCCTTTACAGCTTGGAAGGCCCTAATTCTTCCATTGCTGGACAAGGAGCGCACCTTTGGCGTAAAAGATCCTGAAGAATTTCTCCGCAAGGTGCATGAGGAGTTTCACTCAGGTGATTTTGGCAAGGCGACAATGGTTTTTGCGGACGGGCAGAAAAAAATTGTCGCTGACGTTGTCGGGATGGATGCGGAGGTTGGAACTATGCGGACTGCTGCCAGCACGGCAAAGTCTATCTCTGCTTCCCGGGTTCTACACTTCAAAGATGCCGCCAGTAGCTATGCCTACATGAAACAGCTTGGCGTGCATTCACGCCTGTATGACGCAGTCCTCGCCCAGATCAGCACAGACTCCCGTAACATTGCGCTCATGCGGGCCTTCGGGCCTGACGCTGCTGGAGGCTTTGAAAGGGTTCTCAAGAAGGCTGTAAAGATTGCGAGGGACACTGGAAATATTAAGCAGATCGATGATTTCAAGTCACCGAAAGGAAAGAAGCGTATCGAAGATGCATGGCGGGCCGTATCAGGCGGGATGTCCAGCGCAACCGAAACTCCACTTGGCAAGTTCACAGACGGAATGCTGACTATTCAGTCAATGTCCAAGCTGTTTGGAGCGGCATTCACATCAATTGGCGACGTGGCCTTCATCTGGCACGCAATGAGGCAGATGGGGGTCGGCAGAATTGAGTCTGCCATGCGTGTGTTCTCTGCGCTCCCCAAGGGCTTTGAAGCTTTCCGCCCGTTTGCCAGAGAGGGTAACGAGCGTGCCTTGTTCTACCGGGTAAACTCGGTAGCGGTTGACGCGCTCTCAGGAGAGGTTGCTGCCCGCTTTGGTTCTCTTGTCCAGCAGAGTGGGCGAAGCGGTGAATTCCTGCGGAATGCGAACAATATGTTCTTCCGCATGAACTTCCTATCTCAGTGGACGGAGTCAGTAAAGGCGGCAGCCTTCCAAGCACACGCATCATTGATGGGAGAGATGGCCCACCTTCGGATGCCGGAACTGCCCGATGAAATTGCAACCAGTCTGCGGGAATCGGGTGTCACTGACATCCAGTGGGATGCCATTCGTTCGGGGGTCAAGAAGATCGATGGGAGATACTTCCTCGGGGCTGACGCCCTGGATGACGTTGATGTCACCCCGTTGCTCAAGGAGATGGGGCTGAAGGATACCGCAGTTAATCGCAAGCGTGCGTTGGATGACCTGAAGATCAAGACTGTTTCATACTTCAGGTCTTTCCAAGACCGTGCTGTTCCATCTCCTGGGCTCAACGAGCGCATTACTCAAACGGGTGGCGGACTCTCAAAGGACACACTGCAAGGCACGTTCAATGCCCTGTTCTGGCAGTTCAAGACATTTCCCTTGACCGTCTACAACAAGGTTATCAAGGGAAACAAAAGGATGGCCGAATTTACCGGCAACCAGGGCAGCTTCTACATGGACGTTGCAATGTTGGTTGCCGCCACATCTGTGACTGGCTACCTCTCGGGTATGTTCAAGGACTTGCTCAAGGGGCGGAGCCCCAAGAGTCTGGACAACGGGAAGACATGGGCGGATGCCGCCTTGCGCGGCGGAGCGTTGGGCATCTACGGCGACATGCTGTTCCAGCAGTATGATAACGGATTTAGGAAGTTCACCTCAACTATGGCGGGTCCGACCGCAGGGAGTGTCCTTGACCCTGGCTTTGCCGGGATGCAACAACTTGCTACTGGGGAGTTTAAGAAGGCAGGGAAGACTGCTTATAACATGCTTGGTGACAACATCCCGAAGGCAGGTGCAGCGCACCTGCTCATTAAACCTGCGTTTGACTACACTGTTGGCTACTCTATCAACGAATTCTTCCAGCCTGGGTGGGAGCGACGTTACCGGCAGCGCATGAAGGAGAACGGACAGGAGTTGTTCGGGCTCGGCGACCCTAGATAAACTGGAAATCTGCTTGCACATTTCCAGCAATTGAATCCGAATAGGACAGAGCAATGAGCCTTACAAACACAGACAGACACGCAAGTTACATCGCCAACGGGTCAACGACCGAGTTCTCGTTCCCGCATAAATTCTTGGCGAACGCACACCTACAGGTCTACGACGCGGGCACGTTGCAAACCATCACCACCGATTACACGGTAACAGGGGCCGGGGAGGAAAGCGGCGGGACTGTGACGTTCACGACTGCGCCGACTGATGGCAACACGGTTCTGATTCTAAGGGTCACACCCAACACTCAGCCCACTGACTGGGTTGCCAATGCGCGGTTCAATGCGCAGGACATCGAGGACGACCTGGACCGCAGGGCCATGGTCGTTATTGACAACTACCCGACGATTCAGTCCAACGCAGGAACGCCCGAGTCGGTAGTGACAGGCTTTGCAGATCGCGGCGACTTCTGCTACGACTCAACCAACAGCATCCTCTATCATAAGTCTTCGGGCAACGGGACTGATACGGGCTGGGAGAAGGTGACGGATGTTTCGGACCTCGACCTGTCAGACATTAACGATGTCACCCTCACGTCCATCGCCTCCGGTGAGATCCTTGTCTGGGATGGAAGCGGCTGGGTGAACAACACGCTGGCCGAGGCAGGGATTGCCCCGGCTTCGCACACACACGCCGCCACAGATATTACATCAGGGACACTCCCGCCTGCGCGACTTGGGGCAGATTCAATTGACGCCATCACTGAGATTGCCAGCAGCCTAAAGTCGGGCAGCGATGGAACTCTGATTACGGGCACCGCTGGAACCAGCGGGGACTTGTCTCAGTGGGACGCCAACGGTGACCTTGTGGATGGTCCGACTCCACCAAGTGGAACTATCGTAGGAACGACGGACACGCAGACGTTGACCAACAAGACGATTGACGACTTCACCAACACGGTTCATGCAGACTTTGTTCACATTCAGGTGCGCAACGAGTCAGGGTCTGCGCTGAGTGCTGGCGATGTCGTTTACACCTCGGGGTGGTCGGTCGGGCAGTCAAAGACTTTAGTCTCCCTCGCTGACGCATCGTCTGCATCCACAATGCCCGCATTGGGCATTATGAATGAAGCGTTGTCGAATAACGCTACAGGAGAGGTGATCGTCAAGGGACTCGTTGAGAACATTGACACATCCTCTTGGTCAGAGGGCGACATCCTTTATGTGAGTGAGACTGCTGGAGCCCTAACATCGACAAAGCCTACAGGCTCTGCGCAAGTGGAGGCGGTGGCGACGGTTCTGCGCTCTCACGCATCTTTGGGAATTATTTCGGTGAACACTCGCGCCGTTCCGTATGTGACCGGCTTCGCGGCGACACTGCTTGACGACGGGACTGCCTCGGCGGCGCGAAGCACGCTTGGCGCCGCCAGTAGTTCTCATACCCATGATGCGAGCGAGATCGTTTCCGGCACAATGGCTGACGCCCGCATTGCGGAGTCAAACGTCACTCAGCATGAGGCTGCGTTGTCGATTGCTGCCGACCAGGTTGATTTTGCTGGCGCGGGGGCGATCCCAACCACGGCAGATTCGGATCTCGTTTTGATTGAGGACGTCACTGACAACACCGTCAAGAAAGCGTCCCTCCTCCAGTTGATGGCGCACACTCACAGTCATGCTGCGAGCGAGGTGGTGTCAGGGACATTCGCTGACGCCCGCATTTCGGAGTCCAGCGTCACTCAACACGAGGCGGCGTTGTCGGTTGCCTACTCACAGTTGACGTCCCTTGCGATTGATTCCGGCGACATTGTTGCGGACATCGTCACCGGACTGACCGAGGAGGCATCCCCGGCCGCAGGCGACTTCTTGCTGGGCGTGGAGTCCGGGGGTGCGTTGCGAAAATTCGACATCGACAATCTCCCTAGCGGTGGTGGAGGCGGTGGAGATTTCATGGCTGATGGTTCCGTTCCCATGACGGGGGATTTGGACTTGGGCGGCAACGCTGTATTGGATGCTGATACTTTGACGACGGCCTACCGACTCGCCCCTTCGACCCCGGCAGCCGGATACGGGGTCTGGTATGCCGATGCTTCGGGCAAGCCATCCTTCAAAAATGCTTCAGGCACAACCTATGATTTGACTGACTTGGACGGAGCAGTCTCCGATCTGTCCGATGTAACGATTACCTCGATTGCGTCCGGGGAGCTGCTCAAGTGGAATGGTTCGGCCTGGATCAACAACACATTGGCCGAGGCTGGGATTGCTGCGGCTTCCCACACCCATACGGAATCCGACATCACGGATCTGGGCGCTTACATCACAGCGTCATCTAATGACACGCTGACGAACAAGACCATCGACGCCAGCCAGTTGGTAGTGACCAACAACTTCGACTACGGCGAATACAACGTCTACGCCAACCTGTTTGGCTCGACGTTGGACAACACCACCTACGCTGACCTAAGCAGCAGCGAGTGGGAGTTTTACGTCGGAGGGTTGGCAGCCCTGCATCTGGACAGTGCGCAGGACGCTACTTTCTATGGCAACATCGCTGGCCCGACGACGCAGGTCTCGTCGCACCACATCCTCGACC